TATACTCTCGGTGCCAATTCGATACAAATCGTCAGACATAAATGTGGGTTTGTGTGCTCAATGAGATTCGGAGCATTCCTTTATCTGAAATGCAGATGTAAAAAATGCTCTGGAAAAATTCCTTACACAGAAGAAGATATGAGGATTTATTTAAAAAATGAAGGATATACTCTTCTTGTATGGACAAGAGGATCCCATTCATATCAATTAATAAGACATGATAAATGTGGACATGAATATAGAGTTCCGTTTAAAGAATTCAAATGCAGTGGAACTCGGTGCCCAGAATGCTCACGTCTTCGTTCGGAAACGTTGTGTAAAAAGTGTTTCGAAGAATGGTTTACAGACGGAAAACAAGACTATAAATTTACAAAACAACGACCAAAATTTTTGCAAGGGTTGGAACTAGATGGATTCCATGAACCAAGCAAACTTGCCTTTGAATACAACGGTGAGCAACATTATCGGTACATTCCCTACTACCATAAAACAATGGATGGATTTTTGAAGCAACAAGAACGAGACAAACTGAAATATTCTCTCTGTAAAGAAAACAATATCAAGTTATGTATCATCCCATATACTTACAACTGTTATTCGAGTTGAGGACATTTATACGGGCTTGGCTTCAAGAGAACGATACACTTGAGATTCCTATCCTTAAATCCTATTAGAGGGATGAATTTAATTTTAAAATTTTTTTTTCTTTTTGTATATATAAAACCATCTTCCTACTATAAAACATGTCGGCAACTACTAGTTCGAGCAACTTGACCAGCGGGTTTATTGATTTGGCTACATTTGATGTGTGAACGTCAAATAGCCTTTAAATTCATACCAAATCAATTAAATAAACTCGTTTGGAAAACCGCATATGGCAACATATGAGGTAAGGCTAATCATGATAATAACAACTCTTGAATCTTTGTAGAGAGATAGAGTGTGGAAAATCTGGGCATACTGTATAGTATGTATACAGCATTTTAATTGAATAACTATTCCACAGTTATCATGGTAATGTGCGTGAAAACGGTCAACTTTTCCCCATAAAGGAAGACCGTCGGTGGCTACAAACCATCGCTACAGACTGCGCTGGATGACAGAAATGTCTATAAATACCAGCTTTGGCACGCATGGGTTCTTGATCGAAAGACAAGGGCTTAATGTACAGTCGGACACCAGCATCCTTATTCGTAAGGGTGGGAACTACTTCCTTGATTATTTATAATCTCGAGAAGCGAGAACTGTCCCGTATTGGGATTATAGGGTTTTACCTTATGATTTACGGGCAGGCTGGTGCCGGAATTAGAAAAGTATATGTACGGGGGTGATAGCGCCGTATCATACTTTGTGCGAAAGGTCCGCAAGGCGACCTGGTTCACTGTTGTTCCAGTGATCCTCAGCAAGAGCAACGGTATTGCTCAATTCAATAACCAATGGAGCGCGAATATCTCGCGTGCGGGTGATTACCTGCTCCGCGCGTTCCTCCGAGTGACTCTCCCCTCGGTTCAACTGAGTCCAAGCAACCGTTTCGGCGCTTTTGGTTCCCTCCGTTGGACTCGCAACTTGATGCACTCGCTCGTGAAGGAGTGCACGATTGCATTCAACGATCTGGTTGAAATGCGATTCGATAACTACTACCTGGATTTCTGGGCGCAATTCTCGATTCCGGCAGGCAAACGCAACGGTTACAATAACATGATTGGCAACGTTGACGACCTGACCAACCCGATGGCCGCTCAAATGTCTGGACAGACTCTGCCACAAGCAGTTCTGAACCTGCCTCTCCCGATCTGCCACACCCGAGATACTGGTGTAGCACTCCCGACGGCGGCTCTCCCATACAACGAGATGCGTCTGAACTTCAACTTCCGCGACTGGACTGAACTCCTGATTCTGGATTGTTCACCAGTTCAAACCCCAGTCGGTGTTCTGCCAGTTCCGGCCACTGCAGGTCTGTCAGTTCCGGCACAACTGAGCGATATTGTTGGCTCGGCACCACAACTCCAAACTGTTGATGTGTGGGCAGAGTACGCGATTGTCTCGAACAACGAGCGCAAACAGATGGGTCAAGCTCCACGAGATATTTTGATTGAGCAAGTCCAGACTGTCCCGACCGTGGCGTTCAATCCGGCATCATCTCTGTCGCAGACGGATATTCGTCTGTCACACGCAGTGAAGGCGTTCTTCTTTGCTGTCCGCAACAAGACCAACACGGCTGAATGGAGCAACTACACGGCAGCTTCGCCAGTATGCACGGAAGCCGGTGTGAACTTCTCACCGGATCTGGCGGCGGACCCGATTAACACCACGTCGCTCTTGTATGAAAATACTCAGCGTCTGAGCAATATGGGTGCTGACTACTTTGCGCTCGTGAACCCGTGGTACAACGCGGTCTCGATTCCGCTCGAGACGGGCTACCACATGTACTCGTATTCACTGGATATGATGAACGTCAACCCGATGGGCTCGACCAACTTTGGCAAACTGACCAACGTGTCGATCCAACTGACCCCAAGCACGGCAGTGCAGACGTCAGGAGCGTCGACTGGTACGCTCGTCACCCCGAATGCCGACCTGTTGCCACAAGGTGCAGGTCTTCAACAGACATTCGAGACAGTTTTAGTGGCGATCAACCACAACATCATAAGAGTTGCCGGAGGCGCGAAGAGGAAATCTTGTGCGCCCAACAGCAGAATGCCTAAATCGTTACAAGAAGCACGATTTGGGGAAAACATTGTAAGTTCTTGTCTATTGAAGTATGGGTTCTCAATAGTATGTAATCTGCTAGTCGATATATATAGTATCGGCAAGATTGTCAAATTGCTGGAACATCCTAAAATTTCAACTACCACCGGAGAAGGGAAACCTTCTTTTGGAACCAAGCGTAATGGCGTGGGCATGGTAAAAATGTTGAAAATATATGGACAATCAGCAGCCAAGTCCCTTCCTCGAAAGAGGTGGGATGCAGTTCAGAGACTAGATGTCAATCGGTCGAAATTCACGGTGGGTGAATTCGGCATAAGGTATAGTCCAAACACTCTCCGAAAGGAAGTGAGCAAGTTTTTTGACTTGGTTTCCCAGTTTTGTAAGGAATTTTTTAAAAGTATTATTTTATGGCATATGTATGTCCATAAAATAAAAAATGAGTTTCATGATTCTACACTACATTCAAGTATAAATATGGCCGAGGTTAGACAGAGTTTAATTCCAAATGCTGGTAGGGGTGTTTTCACTACTCAAGATTTTAAAAGAGGTGAGGTTGTCTGCTTTTATGATGGCTATGAAAAGAAAAATCATAAAACATCACAGGAATGGGACTATACCGTCGGTGATTTTGTTGGATATATTGTTCCACGAATAAAAGGTGGTGTGGGGCAACTTTGCAATGACCCATATATTCCAAGTAAGGAAGCAATGAAAAATATTTATGACTTGATTTTGTCTCCACATTACAATGTGACTTTATTGTATGAACCCTGTCTATCTATGTACAAAGATTATTTGAAACACTCCATGCCGAAAAGTAATATAACATTTTGTAATGTAAGGGGGAGAATCTTAGGAATTGCTACTCGCCCTATTCAAAAAAATGAAGAAGTCTTATTTTCATATGGACTGAGTTACTGGTATACAAAGTTGGTAGGAGTGAAAGGACAAATGAACCATGTCCTTATAGATGGGAAGGATATGTGGGAATTTATATCGGAATTATATTTACAACTGTAATCTCCTACCACCTGCTATTCTAAAATTGTTATGAAAAATGATTTTGGAATAAACAATAGGCTGATATCAAGCGCCAATGACTCAATACAATCGTATTAAAACATTTCTGCTACCTCTTGGATATACCATAACTGTTTCAGAGGAAACATACTACTCTAACCCAGAGAAAGATAGACAAGTACAATTTCAGTGCAATAACAATCACAATATAGACTATGATTTGAATGCTTATCGGACCGCAAAATTAAAATTTATCAAGAAACTAAAGACAGACCCATCCCTCGTATTCTGTTCTGAATGCACAAGATTATCAGCAAACAATGTCCGGTTTGGACAATATAAGGAACAAGTTTATAATTCATCTAGACATATTCTTCTTTCATACGACACAAAAACCAGAGAGGCAAATTATCAGTGTGGAAGATGCGGAAAACCTTCCAAGACATGCCTAACAAATCTTTTAAAAAGCAAGGGTGGTTGTGGAAAATGTGAAACAATTCCATACAGAAATACATATACAGACGTGAAACAATTATGCGACGAACAGAAAATAAAATTACAGTGGACAGAAGAAGAGTATAAAGCAAATTATAAAAACAATAAGCAGAGTATCCCCTTTATATGCGTTTGCGGGAAATCTCACTCTGAATGTCTTTCAGATATTAGAAAGGGTAAAAAGTGTCAGACTTGTAAGGTAGAAAAATATAAAAATACATGTCTAGAGAAATATGGGTGTGAAAATGCGTTTCAAGATCCAGAGATTAAAAAGAAAATCAAGGAAACATTTCGTGTTAAATATGGGGTAGACCATCCTCTACAAAATCCTGATATATTTTACAAGAATAGAAAGTCAATGTTTGGGAAGAAGGAATTTACATTTCCATCTGGAAGAAAAGAACTTGTTATGGGATATGAACCTCTCACACTTGACTTTCTTTTAAAGAATAAAAATTATCTTATAAACAGGGCTATCAAGGAAGAGGAAATCGTGGTGGGAGAACAAGTTCCAACCTTTCGATACCATGATGATAAGAAAAAGAACATACTTACTTTCCCGATATTTATGTGAAGACTGTTAAGTGTGTGATTGAAGTCAAGTCCACATATACTCTTCTTCTGGAATTCGATAAATGTGTTCAGAAGGCATTGTGTGTTGCTTCAGAAGGATTTCTATTTCAAATGTATATTTATAAAGCCAAAACCTTGTTTGATATCTGGTCTATTATGAAATTACCAGATGGTCAAATAGAACAGAAAACTCTCTCTGGAAATAAGATGAATAAAGAGTATTCTGTGATGCTAAATAACGAGACAAAACATATCATTTCCGATGAAGAAATTGAAGACTTTCTTCTACATTCAGTTGAGAGGAATGAAGCGGAAGAATGTTTAGGGTTCATGTCTCGATATTTCAAATAATATTATTCTTCCTTTTCTCAAACCGGTACATATTTCATTTTAAAACGAAGTCGGTGGAAGCAACACGGAACAAGCCGAAGGCGAGGGACCGAACGGATATGCGGAGAGCCGGAGACGAGTGTATGAATTTTAGTGGGAATTGTTCCACTAAAATTCCTCTATAAAAATGATTTAATATAGTTAGAAAGATAAATTTTAAACACTACCAAGACCAACATGACTGAAATCCGTAAGAAATTATGGAAGCCTTGTTATAAGGGTTTAGTATCAGCATTCTCGGAACAGGATACCAACTTACGAAACGCATTTACCCGTGATGTTCGTTTACAAATGACAGAACAAAGTATAGGACATCTCAATGAGATATGTTCGATTATAGAATCTCAAAATGAAAGTAGCCTAAAATTGCTCTTATGGACGTTCCAGACTAATTTTATGAATGGTTTCTCAAATGATACTGTGAATACACTATGTGGTGTTCTGTCGGAACATGATTATATGTGACTAGATTAATAAAGATTTTCGTGGGATTTTTCCCCACGAAAAATGATTTGCTACAGAAACATTTGAGAGAAGAAAAATGGACTTGTTTTCAAGCTTGAGGAAAGAAGTTATCTCTGTGGACACAAAAATGTCTATCGTTGAACAGTATGATAGTATCTGTGACCGAGTATTCACCTCATTTTCCACGAGTACTAGTTCATATGGAGATCGACGATTGGGAGAACCAGAATGTATACAATTAAATGAAATCATACACAAATTTCTAATCAAAAATGAGGAGAGGGTCGTGCACCATTTAAGGGTTATAGGGTTGGTAGAAACGGCTAACGATTGTGGTGGTCCATGCAAGTATCTGAAACCAAGAAACGATTATGTATATGTGTTTACAGACAAGGGAAAATTATACAAGTTTATCATTACATATTCACGGGAAAATGGACGCCCATGTGAGGGAACGTATCAAATATCAGAACCAAAACTGCTATCAGAAACTCCCCATATTGTTGATTTACCGATTCTGAAAAATATATTTCGGTCAGTATGGAAGGTTAAAAATCACAATGCCCCCATTGGAAATCCAGAGCGTATGGGTTGTATAAATGCAATGGTTTGTGTGGGTATGGAGATTGATGATGACAAACTCCTAAATCGGGCATTGCTGACAGCTGAGGACATACATGAACAAAATATGATTTCATATTTAAACATGATAGAGTGTTGTTATCAGACACAGACCAATACACTCAATGATGGAAAGTATGTAAGTTCCCGTATGAATCCTCTTCCGAAAACACCGGATCAGATGAAGGTCAAATTAAAGAAACAATAGAGCCAAAAATGATTTTTTAAGGAATTACAAGTGATTTTACACTTATGAGACAATCGCTTGCTCCCTCGAGAATGATATTTTAGAGTTGGTATCGAGATATGAAAATGGCTTGCAAAAGAAGCAAGAGGAAATAGATACAGACAATGACGCCTAATAAAAATGAATTTAAAATAATATTTCCTATATATACCATATAGGAAAGATGACGCTAGTTCAACATCCAGAAGATTGCCTAAGACAAGTAAGAGACTATGTTGTAGCATTAGAGAAACAAGTTTCGTCTGACCAGCCGTTTTACGGGACATTTTGTCTGCTCAAACAAAAGGTAGAGGAACTATTCCAGAACAAAGAATGCTTCAATTGTAGACAGAGGATTGATGCCTTGGAAGCAGAAGTTCAAAAGTTAAAATCGTTGGTTGGTGATTATGAGAAATTAAGGTTTGAAATGAGTTTTAAAGAGACTATTAAGAAGAAACAATTCCTCTATAGAGTGTGTAGAGATATGAAGTTCTTTCCCGAATATTCCAACTTTGAAAGTGTATATGAATTTATCAAGGCAATTAAACTCTTGTCAGAGAACAATGTCTATCCAGATATACAAGAAAAAGACCAATGGGACTGGATATTGTTAGAGACAACCAAGTGGGTAAAGAAGAATTATAATATGGAATTGGATGCGTTTATGTATGTTATACTCTTGTGTGAACAGAGAAATCTTTCTGTTCATGAGAATGTATTGCCTCTATCGGAACAAATGGTACACCAATTTGTAGAGGATAAATATCAGAAGATTATCGTCTCTGAGTTTCTACAAAAATGAATTTAAATAATATTTCCTATATATACCATATAGGAAATGGAAGACTTGGAAAACAAACGAGGTCAATTGATAGACCGTGTTCCAGATGATGTTGTTGATAGTGTGAACGACTATCATGACTTATGGTTAGAACATCTCAGAACAATCAATCAACAACATGGCAAAGACTTGAAAAATGTCAGAAACGAATTAGAGACCAAGATTAATTCTCTCATCCAGACTAACAGTGACATGGATCTTCAATTACAGACAGCCTTATCCGCTTCAAAGAGACTAAAGAATATATGTATTATGAGACAGAAATTAAATAGCATTTTTAATGACAAGTACAAGTCATGTAAGGATATAGAAGGGAAAATATGTGATGATGTATTTAAAAACCAACACATTGATAAGAAATTATGGAACAATTCTGGTGTTAGATACGCCATCTATAGTATTTACACATCATCTCCAGACAACAAGATTAGTAGATTTTACTTGGAACTCAACAAGATTTTTCACCCCAAGATACACCCAGACGATATTGTAAAAACAGCATACAATGACCTCTCTGAAAAGGACAAGAGAGAGTTTGGAATCACAAATGAAATAGACACGGAACTGAGACAACTTCTATTCGTATAGGAACAAAAAATGAATTTAAAATAATATTTCCTATATATACCATATAGGAAAGATGACTACAATAGAAACAACATTGGGAACAAGAACGGTATTCTGCCAACAAGATGTGGCTCTAGTTAGAGAATTAAATAATGAAATACATTCAGATATTGAATTGTTGGTTGACTTGCATGAGCGGGTAGATGTGTTGGAGTTGGATGCTTCCATAAAAACTCGTAGAATTTTACGAGTAGAGGAAGAAGTCAATGGGTTGAAAGTAGACAACAGAGGTCTACGGGAAGAAGTCAATGGGTTGAAAGTAGACAACAGAGGTCTACGGGAAGAAGTCAATGGGTTGAAAGTAGATAACAGAGGTCTACGAGAAGAAGTCAATGGGTTGAAAGTAGACAACAGAGGTCTACGAGAAGAAGTCAAT